CGCTCTCTTCTATAACATCCAGTTTCTTATCAATGTTCTGTAAGCGCTCTGATACAAAGTTGGCAATAGCTTTCTTATCTTCTTCCGAAGTGTACTTGGCTGCTATTTCTGTCATTCTGGTATAGAACTCTGGAGAGTCTGTACCAAGTAGTGGCTTTAATGCCAGTAATTCATCTTTCAGTGCCATATATTTATTTTTAGTGCCCTCTCCGGAGAGAGGGGCTTTGTTTTACTTCTTTTTTTCTAACTCTTTTAAGATTTTGTCGATTGTCAGTAACCGGTCTAACCTTTTGTCAATCTCTTTTTCTTGGTTTGTTCCGGTAACTTCGGCGATAAACCTTAGTTGATCTAGTTCTTTTTTGAGAAATGCTCTTTGTATAAGCAAATCCTTTTTAATTTGTTCGTTACTCATGTTGATTACTTTTGTTATTTGACATTACAAAGATAATAACCTTTTGGTTATTGTACAACTATTGCATGAATTATTTTCGCTATCTCGTATATTTTTTCCATATTTGCAGTGCGTTACATGTTTTGATTTACATCGGGCAATAGTCCGACCGTTGAGCTACTGGTGATTGATTTTGCCAGTAGCTTATTCATATACGGTTCCGACCCCCGTGAGATAGCTTAATGGCATCCTGTGTCCGATGTAAATGGATATGTAACGCAACGGGAAAGCGGAACCGTTCTTTTTTCCGCTCCTTAATCCGTTGCATTATGGGTAAATCTCAATTATCCTCTCCAAAGCTTACAAAGGCTTTCATTGGCTACGGTCATTATCAGCTAACAGTCACGTATCCCGATTGCGTGAAAACCGCCATAACGGGAAATATGGAGTTAATAGACCGTTTGAACTCTGATGTAGAAAAGGAGAGGGAAGAAGCCACTGCCGAAGCAATAGCTTTTGTCCAGGAACAATCACTTTAAGTTGTCGAAGATTTTCCTCATTGCATCATCAGCGTGTTTTCGCATCACTCGAAAATAGTTGAATATAGGGCGGTTCGTTTTCATTGATTGGCCGATACAATATTCAAGAATTTCTAAGGATATACCTAATTCGAATCCATGCTGAACGAATGATTTACGTGCAGAATAATAAACCACATGCTTTCTTATCCCTGCTATTTTGGCGAGTTCTTCCATTTTACGGGATACAACAGAATAACATTGCCCGAATGTTTTATACTTACCAAAAACAAGTTTACCATTCTTCTGCATATATTTGTTTATGATTTCCCTTGCTTCCGGCTGGACGGAGAATGCGGTTTTACTTTCACCACTTTTTTTGTTCTTTGTTTTTCGCCGGTAATATTCTATCCATTCTTTTCGGAAATCAATATCAAGCATATCTACAAGATTGATACCACCCAAGTAATAGCTTAACATGAAAATATCACGTACTACTCCGATATTGTATTTAGGAATTTCCATATCTCGAATCGCCTTTATTTCATCAATGCTAAGGTCTAATTCGCGGATATTGGCTGATGGCATTCTGCAGAACTCAAACGGATCTACTTCGTATCTGACCATATTATGTTTCTTGGCATAGTTGATAATTACTTTGAGTAATGTAAGGTAGATTTTAATGGT